CAGGCAGAGATGATGTATGGAAAGAGCAAACAATAGCAAACACATCAGAACAACAATTTAAAGTTGAATTTGAATGTGAATTCTTAGGATCAATTAATACTTTAATAGCACCTGCCATATTAAGAAATATGGTATATGATACACCAATAACTAAAAATGCTGGATTAGATATCTACGAAAAACCAGAAAAAGAACATAATTACATAATTACAGTTGACGTTGCAAGAGGACTTGGAAATGATTATTCTGCATTTATAGTTTTTGATGTAACACAATTTCCTTATAAGGTTGTAGCAAAATATCGGAATAATGAAGTAATGTTGTTCCCAAATGTGATATTAGATGTTGCAAAAGGATATAATAATGCATACTTATTAGTCGAAGTAAATGATATTGGTGATCAGGTTGCAAGTATCCTTCAATATGATTTGGAATATGAAAACTTACTCATGGCATCTATGCGAGGAAGAGCAGGTCAAGTTGTGGGACAAGGATTTTCGGGAAAGAAAACTCAACTGGGTGTAAGAACTACTTCAGCAGTTAAAAAACTAGGTTGTAGTAATTTAAAAACTATGATCGAAGATAGTAAGTTATTAACTTGTGATTATGAAATTATATCCGAATTAACTACGTTTGCTCAAAAACATAATTCATTTGAAGCAGAAGAAGGATGTAATGATGACTTAGCAATGTGTTTAGTATTATTTGCATGGTTGGTAGCTCAAGATTATTTTAAGGAGATGACTGATAATGATATAAGAAAAAGAATATATGAAGAACAAAGAAATCAGATAGAGCAGGATATGGCACCATTTGGTTTTATTAATAATGGTTTAGATGATGAGAGTTTTGTTGACAAAGACGGAGATTTGTGGCATACTGATGAGTATGGAGATCGTTCATACATGTGGGATTATGGGTAATGTCAAATCTGAAGAAAACATTAAATGTTTAAATAATTTGGATATAGAGTAGTTATAATATGAAAGTAATTTAAAAAGGAGGATTTATGAGTGGAGATGCAGGACTACATGACCAATCAGTTATTTTTTATAGTAAAAAAATGACTAAAACAAAAATAACACTTTTATCTCTTAAGGGGATAGAATTTGTTGATGAAGAAAAAAAGAATAAATGGAAGAAGAACTGACATTTAATGATCAGATAGAATTAGAACATTTATTATTCTCTGAAAGAAAATGTAGGGTTTGTGGTAAAGTTAAAAATTTGGTAGATGACTTTTATCTGACAAGAAAATATAAAGGAACATTGCCATCAGCATATTCTTATGAATGTAAGAATTGCACTGTTAAAAGAATTATAAAAAGAAGAAAAATTAAATCTATAATAGAAGATGTATATCCAGATTGGTAATGTTCACGCATTGTTTCCCCATCGTAAATACCCTTTTACATAAATATTTTTAGATAATTTTGGATTCGAGGAGTAAGGGATGGCCTTAAATTTAGCATCTCCAGGTATTCTCATAAGAGAAGTTGATCTGACGATTGGAAGAATCGACGGAACAACTGGTAAAGTTGGTGGAATAGTAGGTTCTTTTGAAAAAGGACCTGTCGGTGAACCAACAGTAGTAACTGGAGAAAATGATTTATTTGACCTATTTGGTCAACCATATGATACAGATAAACAATATGAGACATGGATGGTCGCATCTTCATACTTAGCGTATGGGGGAACCTTAAGTGTAATTAGAGCAGACGATTACAATGCAACCACTGGAGTTGGATTGAAAAATGCTTTTGTAGGTTCTGGAATATCAAGTGTTAGACTTAAGAGTTCCGAACACTATCAAGAATTAGGATATCAAGAAAACACTCTTGATACTGTTACAGTGGCAGCAAGAAATCCAGGTTCATGGGCAAATGGTATTAGAATTGCTATTATAGATGGTAAAGCAGATCAAATACTAGGACTTAGCACAACTGGTGTTAATAATTTTACTGCTGCGGTTTCAAACAAAAGTGGAACATTAGTTGGTTCTGCATCCACAATACTTTTTGCAGGTAATACTACAGGTATTGCGATAGGTCAAGAAGTTCTTTGTGATGTTGCAGGTGTTGTTCCAGAAGGAACCACCGTAACTGCAGTTCCTGCAGGAGCAGCTGCTGGAATTGTCACTGTTTCAAAAGCATCCACATCAGCAACAGATTTAACAACAACATTTGATTTTGGAACAACAACTGTAGTTCAAAAAGCACTTACAGTTGGATATGGTGTTACTCAACAAGTTCCTGCTAATACAGTTATATCTGGAGCAGGGGGAACAAGTTTACTAGACGGATTCTTCAAAGGTGTAATTACAGAGGTAGGAACAGGTGAAGCATCTGTTAAGTTTGTATCACACGTATCTGGTGTAGGAACAGAAACAGCACAAGACTTTAACAGTCTTTACAAATTCTCTGGATCAGGAACTGTTGCAATTCATACTAATGGAGTAGCAGCTTCATATGGATCAACTGTTGTCACCTCTCAAAAAGATTGGTTCGATCAACAAACTTATGAAGTAACAACCAGTTCTGTAGGTGGAGACGATACAACTGTGACTGCTAAGTGGAATGCAATTGCAGATAAACCAGGCACATCAGAATATGCTTCGGCAAGAGGTGGTAGATTTGATGAGGTTCATGTTGTAGTCATTGACGCAAAAGGAACCATCTCAGGAAATGCAGGAACAGTATTAGAGAAACATCTTAACTTATCAAAAGCAAAAGATGCCGTGTTCTCTGTTGGTTCACCATCTTACTGGAGAAAATATCTTTATACTAACTCAGATAATATCTTTGGTTTATCTGGTGCAATCATTGGTGTTACAACAACTGGATTTGCTGCAAATAACTTTAATTTATTTGGTGACGGTTCATGGGATCAAAATGCTGAAGGAGTCATATTTAATAGTTCAGGTAAACAAAACCTCCAATTTGCAGGTGGCACAAACTATGGTGGCGTTGTCCCAATAACTGGTGATGGATCTACTGGAGCACTTAATTCAGGATTAGGTGATCTAATTGGTGGATATCAGATATTTGAGAATGATGGAGTTAACAATGTTGACTTCTTGCTCATGGGTGGTGGTCATCTAGGAAAAGATAGCACCAGACAGTTAGCAACAACAATGATTGGTGTTGCAGAGGAAAGAAAGGATGCAGTTGCATTCATTTCACCATCAAGAGATCAGATCTTATCAGATACTGAAGATGATGGTGCAGTAACAGTTTTCAGTGATCAAGATATCACTGATAATCTTGCGGACTTCTACGATCCAATTACATCAACAACATTTGGTGTATTTGACAGTGGATACAAATACATGTATGATAGGTTTAATGAAACTTTCCGTTATATTCCATTAAATGGTGATATCGCGGGATTATGTGCAAGGACTGACATTAACGATTTCCCTTGGTTCTCACCTGCTGGCACAGACAGAGGAGCAATCTTAAATGCAGTTAAACTTCCTTATAATCCAACCAGATTACAGAGAGACAAACTTTATTCTAACAGAATAAACCCAGTCATTAACTCACCTGGTGCTGGAATTATATTATTCGGTGATAAGACTGGTTTCGCAAAAGCATCTGCATTCGATAGAATCAATGTTCGTAGATTATTCATCTACCTTGAGCAAGGAATTGCAGCTGCTGCTAAAGATCAATTATTTGAATTCAACGATGAGATCACAAGGGCAAACTTTGTGAATATTGTCGAACCTTTCCTAAGAGATGTTCAATCCAAGAGAGGTATTCAAGATTATGTCGTTATTTGTGATGAGACAAATAACACTGCTGCCGTTATAGATAATAACGAATTTATAGCAGATATCTTTATCAAACCAGCAAGATCAATTAACTTCATTGGTCTTACATTCGTTGCCACTCGATCTGGTGTATCGTTTGAAGAAGTTATCGGTTCCGTTTAATTAATTTAGAGGTTTAAAACAATGCCTTCACGTCAACAAATCAACAATATTCCACTAAGGAAAATTAGTGATTTCAAAAGTAGATTGTCTGGTGGCGGTGCTAGACCAAACCTCTTTGAGGTAGAGTTAGCATTCCCAGATGCAGTTGCAATAGCAAATGACATCTTACAGAAATCTAGATTTTTAGTTAAAGCAGCAGCACTTCCTGCTTCAACAATTGCTCCAGTCGAAATACCATTCAGAGGTCGTATTTTAAAAGTTGCTGGAGACAGAACATTTGAAACTTGGACTATCACAGTTATCAATGACACAGATTTTGTCATTCGTTCTGCGATGGAAAAATGGATGAATGTAATTAACAAACTAGAAGATGCCACAGGATTAACTGATCCAGATCAGTATCATAAAGATGCTTTTGTTCATCAGTTAGATCGTGATGGTTCAATTCTACGTTCATACAAATTCTGGGATATTTTTCCAACTAATATTTCCACAATTGACCTAAACTATGAGACAACAGACACTATCGAACAGTTTGATGTCGAAATGCAGGTTCACTGGTGGGAAGCATTTAAGGGAACTAGCTCTCAAGCTGGTGGTGAAAATATCAGATAAATAGTAAAATACTAGTTCAATTATAATATGGCACGGCTATTTGGGTTTTCTGTTGAGGATAACGAAAAGAAATCACAGTCGATAGTTTCACCCGTTCCTGAGAACAATCAGGACGGGTCAGACTTTTATATACAGAGTGGTTTTTATGGATCTTATGTAGACATAGAAGGCGTATATCGAAACGAATTCGATTTAATTAAAAGATATAGAGAGATGGCACTTCATCCAGAGGTTGATGGTGCAATTGAAGATATTGTTAATGAAGCAATCGTAAGTGATTTATATGACTCACCTGTGGAAATAGAATTATCTAATCTAAATGCAAGTGATAAATTAAAAAAAATAATTAGAGAAGAATTTAAATATCTCAAAGAAATATTAGATTTTGATCGAAAGGCTCATGAAATATTTCGTAATTGGTATGTTGATGGTAAATTATGTTATCTTAAAGTTATTGATCAAAAGAGACCACAAGATGGTATTCAAGATTTAAGATATATTGATTCACTTAAGATCAAATATATTCGTAAAGAAAAGAAAAAGGGTAGAAATGATTATATTAATGTAGGTGGAAATCGTAATGAAGATCCATCTACTTTGAATCCTGAACTTGATGAGTATTACATTTATACTCCAACACCATCATATCCATCAAATCTTGCAACAGGTGGTGGTGGAAGTAAGGGTATTAAAATTACAAAAGATGCAATCACATACTGCACATCAGGTCTGATCGATAGGAATAAAGGTTCTGTTCTTTCATATCTTCATAAAGCAATCAAAGGTTTAAATCAATTACGTATGATTGAGGATAGTCTTGTAATTTATAGATTATCAAGAGCACCAGAAAGAAGAATATTTTATATTGATGTTGGTAATCTTCCAAAGATAAAGGCTGAGCAATATCTAAAAGAAGTAATGTATCGTTATCGTAATAAGTTAACTTACAATGCACAAACTGGTGAGGTAAGAGATGATCGTAAGTTCATGTCGATGATGGAAGATTTCTGGTTACCAAGAAGAGAAGGTGGTCGTGGAACTGAAATCACAACTTTACCTGGTGGACAAAATCTAGGTGAATTATCTGATGTTGATTATTTCCAGAAGAAACTTTATCGTGCACTTGCTGTTCCAGAATCACGTATTGCATCTGAGGGTGGGTTTAACTTAGGTCGTTCATCTGAAATATTAAGAGATGAACTTAAGTTTGCAAAGTTTGTTGGACGTTTGAGAAAGAGATTTGCTCAGATGTTTAACGACATGCTCAAGACTCAGTTGATTCTTAAAAATATAATTACACCTGAAGATTGGGAAAGTATTAGAGAACATATTCAATACGATTTCTTATATGATAATCAGTTTGCAGAACTTAAAGAATCTGAGTTAATGAATGAAAGACTTGGAACTCTTGCAACAATCGAACCTTATATTGGCAAGTTTTATTCAAATGATTATGTAAGAAGAAAAGTATTACGTCAAACTGATGCAGA